TCAGGGTGACGGGCTGGTGACGCCCCCTAATTTCGTCAGCATGATCGGGACCTTGTTGCCGATCGCGCCGTGTGGCCGTTCCTCGTTGTAGTATCTACGCCAAGCCTCCAACTTTTCGGCCGCATCCGCAAGGGTCAGGAACCAGTGCTGGTTAAGGCATTCAGCTCGGAACCTGCCGTTGAAGGCTTCGATGAAGGCATTGTCCGTCGGTTTGCCGGGGCGTGAGAAGTCGAGCACGACGCCGCGCTGGTAGGCCCAGAGATCCATGTCGCGCGAGACGAACTCGCTGCCCTGATCAACACGGATCGTCTTTGGGTATGGCCGCGATCCACGCGCGCCGCTGCTTGACGCGATCACCACCGATGGCGATGTCGAGGTGCCGATCGATGCGGTGGGCTTTGGCTTCTGGCTGAAGGCTGCCTTTGGATCGCCGACCACGGTTGGAACGGTGGCCGCAACGGGATCGATTACCTTCTCGGCTCAGCCGGCCGTCAACGCCACGGTGACGATCAACGGCACCGCCTTCACCTTCGTGGCCTCGGGCGCGACGGGGAACCAGGTGAACATCGGCGCCAACCTTGCGGCCACCATGACGGCGCTGGCGGTCGCGCTGAATGCCAGCGTGGTGCCCGGCGTGGCCCTGGCGACCTACACCGGAACGACCACCGCGCTGACCATGGTGCACGATGCGCTGGGCAGTGCCGGGAACAGTTTCACCTTGGCGGCGTCGACCACGCCTGCCTCCAACGGCACGGTCTCGGGCGCCACACTGACCGGCGGCCTGAACGCCCACACTTTCATGTCGGGCAGTTGGGCCCTGCCCAGCATGTCCATCGAAGTCGGCATGCCGGAAGTGCCGCGCTTCGCCATGTATTCGGGCTGCGTCCTCGATGCGCTCTCCTGGTCGATGGAGCGCTCCGGTCTGCTGGGCGCCAAGGCGACGCTGGTGGCGCAGGGTGAAACCATCGCTGGGGCCACGGCTGCAGGGACGCCCGCCGCCTTGGCCCTGAAGCGGTTCGGCCATTTCAACGGGGCGATCAAGCGGGACGGCGTGGCGCTGGGCAACATCGTCTCGGCGGACCTCACCTATGCCAACAACCTCGACCGCATCGAGACCATCCGCTCAGATGCCAGGATCGACGGCGCGGATCCGACAATCGCGGCGCTCACCGGCAAGATCGAGGTGCGCTTCGCCGACACCACGCTCCTGACCCAAGCCATCAACGGCACCTCGGCCGCGCTGGAGTTTTCGTATGTCCTGCCGTCCGGCGAGAGCCTGACCCTCACGGCTCATGCAGTCTATCTCCCCCGCCCGCGCATCGAGATCAAAGGTCCGAAGGGCGTCCAGGCCAGTTTCGATTGGCAGGCGGCCTTGGCCACCAGCCCCGCCCGGATGTGCACCGTCGTCCTCGTCAACAACATCGCGAGCTATTGAACATGATCCGTCTCGACCTTTCCCCCGAACCGCAATGGCTCGACCTCGGCCATGGCGTGCGCCTGAAACTTCTGCCTCTGACCACCGCGCTGATGGTTGCCACGCGGGCCGATCCGGAGGTGCAAGTTCTCGATCCCGAGGCCAGCAACGACGCCCGGGCCGCGATCTTCGCTGGAGCGCTGGCCCGCCGCGCTATCGTCGATTGGGAAGGTGTCGGCGACGCAGAGGGCAACGTCCTGCCGGTCACGCCGGATGGGATCGACGCGCTCCTGTCGCTCTGGCCGATCTTCGAGGCGTTCAACCTCGCCTATGTCAGCCGGGGTATGTTGCTGGATGCGGAAAAAAACGCCTCCGCGCCCTCGCCGACTGGCACTTCGGTGGGGGCGACAGTTACTGCGCGGCGTGCGGGGCGGCCTGCGAAGACTGCCCAATCAGGGTCAATCAGCCCCTGACCCATGACGGCTGGCAGGTCTGGGACCTGGTTGGTAGACTTGGCGGCCAGATGCGCGTCGCGGGCAAGGCCGTCATCGGCTGGGACATGGGCACTGCCTTTGCGCTCGCCAGCGCGCTGGGCGTGAACCCGATGGTGGCGGCGGAGCTGCTGCCGGAAATGGAGGCGGTGATGGTCCGCCGCATCAATGAAAAGATCGGAGCAGAGGAGTGAACAGGCCTCAGGTCCCGACCTTGGCAATCAGAGTCACATCAGGCAGTCCTGCGAAATGGGCGTCGCAGGTCAATAGCGTCGCTCCGCGGTGACGGGCGGACGCGAAGATGATCGCATCGGCGGTGGCAAGTTTGTGGGCACGGCAAGCCTCCGCCGCCACGAGGGCAATCTCGGTATCCAGCGGCAAGACCTGACAGACCTGCGTGAAGGCAATCACCTGATCCGCCCTGTCCTCACCCAGCTCGCGGGTCAGCCACTTGGAAAGTTCCAGCTGCACTACGGTCGGCACCAGCCAATCAGATTGCTCCGGCAGATGGTCAGCCAGCTTGTCGCCAGTGGGCGAGCCGATCAGCCATTCGATCCAGGCCGAGGTATCGACCAGCACCATCAGAAGCGATCCGCCCGATCACGGTAGTCAGTTGCAGATGCACCCTTTGCAATCCCCCGCAGCGCATCCCGCTTCGGGACCGGGACGATCAGCACACCGGTTCCCTTGGGAATGAAGGCAAAGGTCAGTCCCGCCTCCCAATGCTGCGCAGAGCGGATCGCCTTGGGGATCGAGATCTGGAACTTCGAAGACAGGGTAGCGGTCTCGGCCATGATCATACTCTCCGTTGATCGATAAGAAAAACGTAAGACAAACCATCACTTATTTCAAGGATTCTGACTCATGGCAGAGAAGCGTGTGAGTGTCCGCCTTGCTGCCGTCGGTGGCAAGCAGGTGCGTGCCGAACTGGAAGGCGTCGGTGATGCCGGGGCCCGTGGCTTTGGCCGGATGTCCCGCGAGGCAGAAGAGGCCAATGCCCGGCTCTCCGCCTTCGCCACCCGGGTGAAGATCGCGGCCGGTGTGGCGGTTGCGGCGGCGGTGGCGGCCGGCGTGGCCATGGTGAAGTCGGGCCTCGAGACCATCGACGCGCAAGCCAATCTGGCTCAGTCGCTTGGCACGACAACCCGCAGCATCCAGGTTCTGGCCTTTGCGGGTGATCTCGCCGGCGTCTCGATGGACGAGATCGCCGCTGCGTCGAAGAAACTGACCCTGAAGCTCTCCGAAGCGGCGGGCGGGACCGGCACCGCTATCGATGCCCTGCAGCGCCTGCATCTGAGCGCGACCGACCTGCAGGCGCTGCCATTGGATGAACGGATCGCAACGATCCAGGACGCGATGGCCAAATTCGTGGCTCCGACTGAACGCGCAGCGGTGGCGTCTGCCCTGTTCGGGGACAAGGCGGCGCTGGCCTTCAGCCGCATTGACTCCGCCACGTTGCGCCAAGCATCGCAGGACATCACCGACTTCGGCGTCGCGGTGCCCTCGGCGGCCATCACCGCCTTTGATCAGCCCCTCGGAACCGGCGATGGTGTGATCAACACCTTTCAGTTGAAGAAGCTCTACACTTCGGGCGGACAGACCTGGACGCGGACGATCCTGAAGCCGGTGGTGGGGACAGTGCAGGCGGGCATCCTGACGCTGCAGGGTCCCGAACTGCTCTCCTCGGGCAGCAATCTGCAGTCGGTGACCTGGTCGAACACCGGCGCACTCGGTGCGAACAGCGCCGTTACCTACGGCAGTTTCACCGCTGCCTATGACCTCGGCACCTCCGGCGCTGGCCTGCGCCAGCACGCCTCCGTCCCGGTCCAGCAGGGCAAGAAATACCGGGCGCAGGTCTGGTTCAAGGCAAGCGGATCGCCCGATGCCCGGCTGAACCTGCGGATGCAGCCCGGCAACCTCGACAGCGGCATCAAGGGCACTTTCGCTGCCCCGACGATCTTCAACCAGAACGGTGGTGCGGTTTCCAATCTCGTCATCACCGACCTTGGCGGCGGCTTCTGGCTCTGGTCCTTCGACATTGTCGTGGGCGCTGGGCTGACCGGGTGCCTCCTCGGCGCCGGCAACAGCACGGTTGGACAGATCGTCACCATTCTCGGCGCGTCCTTACGCGAACCGGCCTGGACTGGCCCCGCGCCCGGATGGACAGCCGACATGTCCACGGGGATCGTCACCTTCCTGAGCCCGCCTTCTGTCGGGGCCAATCTGACGGCTGGTTTCGAATTCGACGTGCCGGTGCGCTTCGACACCGATGATCTGCCCGTCACGCTCGATATCGAGCGGATCGGCTCGATCACGTCCATCCCATTGATCGAGGTCCGCCGATGAAGACTCTGCCTTCCGGGCTGCAAGCCCATCTCGATAGCGGCACCACCACCCTGTCTTGGTGCTGGAAGATCACCCGAACGGATGGTGTCATTTTCGGCTTCACCGACCATGATCTACCGCTCACCTTCGCTGGCACCACCTACGAGCCCGAAAGCGGCTTCGTGCCCTCGGAGATTCGTGCCGGGCAGGATTTCTCAGTCGATGCGCAGGACGTCGAGGGGGCGCTGTCCTCGGATCGGATCACCGAGACGGACATCCTCGGTTCCCGATTGGCCGCGCAGGAGGCGTGTCAGCTTCCAGCGCCCCGTCGTGACGATGCTGGCCTGGCCGAACTGCAGCACCTCCCAGACACCAGACGTCGTTTCCAGCGCCAGCGCATTGGCGCCCGCGAACAGCTGCTCGTCCGTTACGCTCTGCAGCGATCCGGACGAGATATCGACCAGTACTGCATTCGCCAGATCGAACCGCCAGGACGGCCCGGTTGGCAATGCCGCCGCAAGCGTGCCGAACTGGGCGGGGACGGTAGCTGTCGAGAACAGCGAGAACCCATCCAGCGAGGCGGAGCGCCAGATTGCGGCCTGGCCATACCAGGGCGAGGCGGCAACCGCCGCGAGGGGGCGGTAGGCGGGGATGTCCTCGCTCAGTTGCGGTAGGTCGAGGATTTCCGCATCAGGTGGGCCGTAAACCACCGGGACAGCTGTCGAGACCCCGCGAGATGGGCCCTCGGATAAGCCGTAGACCGTCTGGTCCCGTCGCGACGCTTCAACGCGCCGGGCTTCACCATCGGCGATCTGGGTCAAAGCGAAGTCCAGGACACGTCCGTCATTCTCGATCGAGACAACATCTGTCGGATCGAGGGCCAGGCGCGATAGCGGCAGGCCGAAGGTGGCGGTTTCCCTGCCGATCCAGGCCTCGAAAAGCGCGCGGCGTGCGTTGCGGTCGGCAGTGGCGGGCGGGTGCGCGATGGCGAATTGCTCGGCCTGCACCCTGACGCTGTCGACCGTTACGCGGCGGGCCTCGACAGTCACCGCTTCATAATCCTCGTCAGCCGACAGCATGCGCCATTTGAGGACACGCGGCAGTTCCGTCTCCTGGCCCCGGGTGAACTCCACATCCTCGCCCTCTGCCTTGTCGCCGGCGACCAGATCGTCGGCGGTGATCGAGGCGACGGAAACTCCGCCCCGCGGCACGAAGCGCAGCATCCCCTGGCTCTCGACGGCATCGAAGCCGAAATACCGCGCCAGCGGCGCGATGGAGGCGCGCGGGCTTTCGAGGGTCGCGATCACGAAGCCGGGCACGGCATCCGCCAGGGGCGAGACGTCGAGGACGTTCGGATCAATTCCTGACCTGGCGCAAATCGACCGCACCAGATCCCCGAGGCTCGCATTGCCCAGACGGCCATTCAGCCAGTGCCCGACTTCCCAATTCGCGCTATCGCCCCAGACATCGTTGCGGCCGGGCCAGGCGGGATAGGGCCGGGCGTCCCAGCACCAGACCGCGCAATCGCCCATGTCGATCATCGGGGCGGCATAGATCGACGAGACCGGGTTGTGGGTCGCGTCCGACCAGTAGGTGATCAGAGCTTCCAGGTAGCGGCGCTGGATCGCATCGTCGCGCGCGCCAGAGGAGAAATAGGGCAACTCGTTTTCGGAACTCTTGGGGTCGAAGAAGACGTTGGGCTGGTTGGTGCCCTTGTCCACGGCAGGGCAACCAATCTCGGTGAAACGGATCGGCTTTGATTGCGGCACCCATGCCGTGGCACTGGCGCTTTCCACCCCACCCGGGCGGTTCTTGTGGGGGTTCGACCACCAGCTGCGGAAATCCTTGGGCCGGAACACCCAAGGTTTGCCATAGGCGCCATCGGAGATGGGCGTGCGGGTCTGGGCATTTCGTGCGGCGTCCGAGGCATAGAACCAGTCGAAACCCTCGCCGCCCTCGATGTTCGACTGCAGATAGGCCGGATCGTGGATGCCGGACCAGCCGCCGGAGGCGTCCAGGTGCGCAGTGCCATCCCGCCAGTCCGACAAGGGTAGATAGTTGTCGATGCCGATGAAGTTGATGTTGGAATCGGCCCAGAGCGGGTCAAGATGAAAAAAGATGTCGCCGCTGCCATCGCCCGGCTGGTGGCCGAAGTACTCCGACCAGTCGGCCGCATAGCCGATCTTCGTACCTGGCCCCAGGATCGCCCGGCAATTGGCGGCAAGTGTCTGGAGCGCAGCCACCGCCGGATAGGTACTCGCGCCTGAACGGGCTGTGGTCAGCCCGCGCAATTCCGATCCGATCAGGAAGCTGTCAACCCCGCCGGCCGCTGCGCAGAGCTTGGCGTAATGCAGCACCATGCGGCGATAGCCCCATTCCGAAGGCGATCCGGTCCAGGTGACGGTGGTGCCGCTGGTCGAGAAGTTTGCAGCAACAGCTGAGCCGAAGAAGGCTGAGATTTGTCCGGCTGCCGCCCCAGTCTTGTCCACCGTTCCGGTCTGCCCGGCTGCAGGGAAAACCGTGATCCGGCCACGCCAGGGATAGACGGGCTGGCCAAGGCTGGCGGCATTTGCGCTATAGGGGTTCGGCAGGACATTCCCAGCCGGCACATCCATCATCACGAAGGGATAGAAGGTCACCCGCTTGCCGCGCGCCTTCAGGTCCTGGATCGCCTGCACCACCGCGAAATCCGCAGGCGTGCCGCCGAATGCCGCTGCCCCGCCGACCTGGCTGATGAGATGCGCCCCGGTGCGCGTCACGCCATTCACCGACCATGACTTCGGCGACGTGGACTTCGTGGTGGTTTCCACACCGGGCTGGATCAGGCAGGATCCGGCGCGGAGATCCGTGCCGAACCAGCTGACGACCAGGGACACGCTCTCAAGGTTCGGCGCCACCTGTTCCAGATTGTCGAGCGACGCTGACAGGTCGGCTTTGCCGAAGGTGCTGTTCTGGTTCTCGGCCACCGTCGTTCCACTGGAAGAGCGGGTGATCGTCTCGGTCGCATAGATGAACTCGCCGGCCCCAGGGATCAGATTCACCGCCCGGATCATGCTCTCAGCCGAGCCATCCGCAAGGCTCGGTCGGATCACTTCGAAGCTGAGCTGCGGTATGCGGTTGCCGAACTTCTCGAGCGGCAGTTCTTCGAAGACCACATAGGCGGTGCCGCGATAGGCCGGCGCGTTGCCCGCGCCCATCTTGGCGACAATGAAGGGATCGAGCGCCTGTGTCTCCGTCCCGGTGTAAACGCGCCAGACTGCGCCAGGCAGATCGAATGGCTTTCCATCAGCCCAGATGCGGCCGATCCCGGAAATCGGGCCCTCGCAAAGCCCGACCGCGAAGGAGCAGGAATAGGAATAGGTCGTGGTCTTGACCTCACCCCCTCCGCCACCCTTGCCGCTGCCGCCTTGGGTCGTGGTCGTGGATTGCTCGAGGAAATCCGTGGCCCAGAAGATGTTGCCGCCGATTTTCATCCGGCCATAGACGTTCGGGATCACGGCCCCTTCGGTCGAGGAAGTGACGCGCAGGCTTTCCAGCCGCGCCCCTTCGGAAATCTGGTTTGGGGCGAAAGAGGCGACGATCCGGCTGTCGATGATGGTGCCAATGATCGAACCTGCGGCTTGGCCGATCACGGCTCCGGACAGACCGAGGATTGTTCCGCCGAAACCAGCGCCGATCGAGGCGCCAGCGGCGGCAAGGACGATGGACGCCATGTCAGATTACCTCGGAGGGAAAGAAAGTGCGCTGGGCGCGGGAAACAGGAAGGCAAAGGCCGCGCTGCGCGACCAGACCGGGGTAAAGGCCTCCTCGACGACGCCAGACCGGTCATAGGCATGGATCAGGCTCGGGCGGATCACGCTGGCGCCAAGTATCCCGCAATGCTTGGCAGGCGCGCCTGCGCCCATGCGAAACAGGATCAGCGTTCCCGGACCGGCCTCGCTGAGCGGGATCTCGATCAGGGCTGACCGGGCCGCATTTGCCAGGACTTCGCGGGTTCCGGCTTCGCCCCAATCGCGCGAATAGGGTGGCACTTTCCACGGCTCGTCGCCATGAAGCGCCCGCCAGATGCCACGGGCGAGGCCAAGGCAGTCGCAGCCGACGCCCTGAACCGAGGATTGGTGCAGATAGGGTGTGCCAATCCAGGTGCGTGCAATTGCCAGAACGGCCGAGGGATCGGCGGGGTTCGGGGGTGGGGCGATCATTGGGAAACTCGTCAGGTGAGGGGCGCGCCGTTGTTGGCATCGCCCTGATTGGGATAGCGCAGCACGGCTTCCTCGCCGGGCATGTGGGGAAAGCCCCGGAAGTTCACGCCATTGCCGAACTTCGCGGCGCAGGTGGCGAACTGCTTGTCGCAGCCCGCTGTGGCGGTGAAGGCATCGCCCAGCGCGATCGGCCGAACCGGGGCTTGGAAGAGGGTGATGGCCCCAGAGGCGAAACTCGCGATCTCGACCTTGCGCCCGGCATTGGCGCCGGTCGTCCAGGTGATGACGCCCAGCGTGAGAGTGTCGGCGGCGAAACTGCCCAACGCCGCAGCCGTGAAACTCCTGCTTCCCGTCAGCGACGCCACCGTGCCGGATACTGACCAGAGCGGCGAAGCCAGGTTCACGCCGCAGCGCGCATCACCCAGATCAGCGTCACAGGAGAACTGATATGTCCGACCCACTGTCTGGTTCAGCCAATGCGTGAGCGAGCGCACCTCGGCCACGAAGCTGGTCCGCCCGCGCCGGATGTCCCCAAGGTTTCCCCGGCGCATCAACACGCGCTGGTCGACGGAAGCCCAGTTGACCCGCCAGACCTCTACCTCGGCATTGTCCCAGCGGCCATCGAGGATGGCATCGTGCGCTGGGTCACCCTGCGCGAGCGCTGGCAGGACGGCGTGGCTTCGCTGCTCGTGGGCTCTATCTGCGCCCTCTATGTCGGTCCCTTCGTCAATCCGCTCATCAAACCGATGATCGGCGATCTGGCCCCGAACGGCGACAGCACCGGCTTCGCCTCCTTCCTCGTCGGGCTTGGCGGCATTTCCATCGCCGGTCTTCTGATCGATCTCGTCCGCTCTCGGACGGCAAAGGCAAGGGGGGACGGCGATGCGCAAGGCTGATCGCTTCCGCCACCTCCGCCGTGAGGCACTGTTCTGGGGCGTCGCCGTCCTGGTCGGCTTTCTCTTTTTCGTCTGCGTCTGACCGCAGGCCCCCAACACTCTCCCTCAAAATCGAAAGATCCTCCCATGCTTTACCAAGGCAAAGCCCGCTATCCGGTCACCGAAATCATCCTGCACTGCGCAGACACGCGGCCCGAATGGATGGCCGGACGCCCCACCACCGAGAAAGTCGCCGAGATAAGGCGCTGGCATGTCCAGCAGCGTGGCTGGCGCGACATCGGCTATCATTGGGTCATCGACCGGGACGGCGCGATTTCGCCCGGGCGCGTCGAGACCGAGATCGGTGCCCATGTGGAGGGGCACAATGCGGGGACGATCGGGATCTGTCTGCTCGGAGGATACGGCGCCAGAGCAGACGATCCGTTCGAGAAGAACTTCACTGCCGCCCAGAAGGCGGCAGTGCTAAAGTTGATCGCCCAGATCAAGGGGCGGACGTCGATCAGCAAAGTTTCCGGGCACAATGACTACGCCACAAAGGCCTGTCCGGGGTTCAAAGTTGGAGGATTGGCATCCCTTATGTAG